CGGGGACGGCGCTGCGGCTGCTGTTTCCCGAAAAAAAGGAAGGGGACATTCTGGCGGAGCTGGCCGGGCTTGATAAGGACAAGCTGCAGGAGCTGTTCCTGCGGGCGCTGGCGGTGCTGCCGGGGGAAATGGTGCGGCTGTTCGCCAAGCTGAGCGGCGTGGAGGAACAGGCGCTGCTGGAAGACGCGCGCATCGGGCTGGACGGCCTTGGTGAAATGGCCGAGGCGTGGCTGGAGGTCAACGGGATCGAAAATTTTATCAAAACCATGGGAGCGCTGGGAAAACGGGCGCGGGCTCTCATGGGCGGAGCGAGCACTGGTTCCAGGGGCTGATCGCCGCGGCGCTGAGCATCGGCATCAGCAAGCGGGAGCTGCTGAACGATTACTACATGGATGAGATCGGGCCGATTTTTGAGGAATGGAACCGTCTGCATGACCCGAATCGGGAGGAGACGGAGGAAGTGGAGGCGGCGGACTTCCTCGGAGGCGAAGGAGAATGGCTGGAGTGAGGGAAGGAGGGGAGAACAAGAATGACGATCGATGAATTGACCGTCAAAATTACGGTGGCGGCGGAAGAAGCGGAAGCGGCGTTGGATGCGCTGCTGGAAAAGGTGCGGGCGTTTCAGGAAAAAACGGGACTGGCGCTGCAGCTGGATGCTGGCAGCTGGGACAGTCAGTTGGCGGAAACGGGTGAAGGCTTTCAGCAAGCCGGAGAACAGGCGGAGGCACTGGCGGACAAGCTGCGTCAATCGACGGAAACGGCGTTGGCGCACAAAGGGGCTTTTGAAGAACTGGGCGGCGAGGCGCAGAAGATTCGAGAAGGATTCCAGCAAAACGAAAAAAGCGTTCAAGGTCTGGTACGACAGCTGGCAGAGCTGGGCCGTCAGCGGGAAGCGTTGAACCAGCTGAAAAATCTATCCGCCCAGTTGAAAAACTGCGAAAAGGGCGGAGAAGGTTATCGGAAAACATTAACGCAGATCCAGCCGGTGCTGAAGAAGGCGGGAATTTCAACGGAAAATCTCGGCAAGGGCATGGAAGGGCTGGACGATGCGGTCACCTCCGCGGAAAAGAGCATGGGCAGCGCCGCAAACGGGATCGCCGGGAAACTGGAAGGCGTGATTCGGTGGGCGGAACAGACGAAGCAAAGTCTGACCATCAGCGGAAGCGTCAACGTGGATACCAGCCCGTCGATTCAAGCGTTGAACGGGCTGATCGCCGTGGCACAGACGGCGCTGGCGTTGCTGAACGCTTTGGGATTGGGCGGCGGCACAGGGAAAAGCGGCGGCGGGGGCGGCGGCGG